TGCCGCGAACCTCGTGGGCGATGGGATCAAACCGTCCTCTCTGATTGAGGATGCTGATCTGCGCGACCGGGTGCAACGGCTCTGGTTGGCCTGGACCGACGAGGCGGATGCGGACGGGCTGACCGACTTTTACGGCCTGCAGGCCATGGTGGCGCGCGAGATGTTCGTCGCGGGTGAGTGTTTTGTCCGCCTTCGACCAAGGCGACCCAAAGATGGGCTGCGCGTTCCTCTGCAACTGCAGCTTCTGCAATCGGAGATGCTGCCCTTTGACAAGACTGAAACAGCCGCCAATGGCAATCGCATCCGCTGTGGCATCGAGTTTGATGGGATCGGTCGGCGCGTCGCCTATCACTTCCGCCGCCGTCATCCCGGCGACAGCACGGATCAGGGGGAGGTTGTTCCGGAAACGGTGCGAGTGTCGGCTGATGACGTCCTGCACATCTTCCGGCCCATAGACGCTGGTCAGATCCGCGGCCTGCCGCATGTGGCACCGGCCATGGTGCGGCTCTTTCTGCTCGATCAATACGATGATGCTGAGCTTGACCGGAAAAAGACCGCGGCAATGTTCGCCGGTTTTATCACCAAGACCGCGCCCGAAGAACCGCTGATGGGTGAGACCGAGGATGCCGAGGACGGCACCGGGATCGCCAGCCTGGAACCTGGGACGCTGCAGGTGCTGCTGCCGGGCGAGGATGTGAAATTCTCAAGCCCCGCCGATGTGGGTGGCGGGTATGAGGCGTTCCAATACCGGACGCTCCTCAGCATCGCGGCCTCGGTCGGGCTGCCGTATCACCTGGTCACCGGCGATGTCCGGCAGGCCAACTATTCGAGCCTGCGCGCCGAGCTCGTCGAGTTCCGACGCCGCGTCGGGCAGCTTCAGCACGGGGTCATTGCCCATCAGCTTTGCAGACCGATCTGGCGGCGCTGGCTGGAAGCCGCGACGATCTCTGGCGCGCTCGACCTAGACGATCTCAACACCGCGTTGCCGGTGCAGTGGATCCCACCTCGGTGGGATTGGGTCGATCCGCTCAAGGATATTCAGGCGCAGCTTCTGGCCATTGAGGCCGGGCTTTTATCACGCCGCAAGGCCGTCGAGGCCACAGGCTACGACATCGAGGAAATCGATCGGGAAAACGCTGCCGACCGAGAGCGGGCGGAGGAGCTTGGTCTGACCTACCGCGCAAGTCCGGGCGAGACACAAGGCGCGCGCGCCACGCCGAACCGACCACCTGAGGACGACGGCGGTGACGGCGACACCACCGAACAGGAGTGAGTTTATGAACAGCTGGTATTCGATCCGGGCCCGGGACACGGGCGCGGAACTTTCGATCTATGATGAGATCGGTGCCTATGGTGTCAGCGCCAAGGCGTTCATCGCGGAAATTGGTGCGTTGGAGGCGGGCACGGACCTGGACCTGCGCCTCAACAGCCCGGGCGGTTCGGTCTTCGATGCCGTGGCAATCTACAACGCGCTGCAGCGTCACGACGGCAAGGTCACGGTGACCATCGACGGTATTGCCGCCTCCGCCGCGTCCTACATCGCCATGGCAGGCGATGAGATCGTCATGCCCGAGAACGCGTTTCTGATGATACACGACCCTTCGGGGCTAGTGATGGGCACCGCAAGCGATATGCGGGACATGGCCGAGGCGCTCGACAAAATCGCGGGCAGCCTAATCAAGGGCTACGCCGCGAAATCCGGCAAACCCGACGATGAGATCGCCGCGTTGATGACGGCTGAAACCTGGTTCGACGCGGCTGACGCTATAGAGGCCGGACTTGCCGACCGGATGGCGGAGCCCCTGCGGATCGCAGCGCGGTTCGACATTGCGGCCTTCCGCAATGCACCGGCGCCGCTGATTGAAGCCGCGCAGGACCAACCCGCAGTGGACGCCGCGCTTGAGCCCGAAGCTGCAGAAGGCGAAAGCGATACACAGATTGTGGATCCGCCTCCCGATCCAGTCCCTGACCCAGACACAATCCGGGCGGAAGCCATGGCCCATGCCAAGGCGGTCGTCGATCTTTGTCGCCTCGCGGGTCAGCCACAGATGGCCGCTGGCTTTCTGGAGCAAAACGCCAGCCTCGAGGCGGTGCGGGCAGCACTTCTGGAGGCGCGCGCCAAATCCGATCCGGACATCTCCGCCGCCCATTCGCAGCCCGGACCGGGCTCCGTGGCAAAACCCTGGGGCGATGTCATCGCCCGAACCTTCAAGCGCAAAGGACAGTGACCCATGCCCACGCTTTCCGAAACAACCCATCCCGGTGGCTTTCTCGTCTGGGAGGCCTTCCGCGATTACACCCGCGAGGTAGTGACCATCGCCGCTGGCGACCTTTCCCCCGGCACTGTGCTGGGCCGTATCACCGCCTCTGGCAAATACGCAGCCCACGATCCCGGTGCCACGGACGGCACCGAGACCGCCGTCGCCGTGCTTTGGGGCAATGTGGATGCCACCGGCGGTGATGTCGACGCGGTCGTGCTCCTGCGTGGTCCCGCCGTCGTGAACCGCTACGATCTCGTCTTTGCCGGCACTCCGACCGAACCCGAGATTGCCGCCGCGCATACCGCGTTGCTCGCGGCCGGCATTCTCGTCCGCTGATCCCCAACACTCCTGAAAGGAAACACGATGGCCACGATGGACATCTTCGAAGCCGATGCCTTCTCGGTCATCGAGCTCACCCGCGCGCTGGAGAACATCCCGTTCAAACCGGCGCTTCTCTCCAGTTCAAACCTCTTCAGCCCGCGCGGCGTGCGCGCCCGCACCGTGTTCATTGAGAGCCGCGATGGCACCTTGTCGCTGATCCCGTTCTCCGAACGCGGTTCAGCTTACGAGCAGCAGGTGCCCGAGCGGCGCGATATGCGCGCCTTCGTGTGCCGCCAGTTCAAGAAGCAAGACGTGCTCTGGGCCTCTGAGATCCAGTCGGTGCGCGACTTCGGATCCGAAACCGCAACTCAACAGGTGCAGACCGAGGTGGCCCACCGGCTGCGGCGCTTGCGTCAGGATGCGGAGGCGACCTTTGAGTATCACTTCCTCAATGGCATTCAGGGCATCGTGAAAGACCCCAAGGACGGCGCGACGGTCATCGACTATGCCGCCGAGTTTGGGATCACGCCTGCGGCCGAAATCGACTTTGATCTCGACAATTCCTCGCCCGGCTCCGGCGCCTTGCGCAAGCGCTGCCAGGCGCTGATTGAAAGCGTGGAAGAAAGCCTCGGCGGGCTTGCGGCAGGGGCGGTCATAGTGCGCGCCGAATGCGGATCTGCCTTCTTCGCCGATCTCGTGGCGCACAAGGAAGTCCGAGAAACCTACCTCAACACCGCTGCGGCGGCCGATCTCCGCGGTCGCGTGGCCGACGAAGTCAGCTTTGGCGGCATCACCTTCCGCCGCTACCGAGGCAGCTCTGCCTTCGGGGTGCCGACGGATAAGGCGTTCTTCTATCCTGAAGGCGTCGAGGGCCTCTTCGAGATCTATCACGCGCCAGCGGACACCTTCGAGACGGTGAACACACTTGGACTGCCGCTCTATGCGCGCACCATTCCGGACCGGGATCGTGACGAATGGGTGCGGTTGGAGATTGAAAGCAATCCGCTACCGATCTGCACCCGCCCGCAAGTGCTGCGACAGGCCCGCCGGACCTGATGACCGCCGTCGCTATGGCACTGGATGCGCTCTTCGCGGACGTGCATCTCGCGCGTGATATCGTCTACACGGCGGAGAGCGGCGCGCCGACATTGGTCCGCGCGATCCTGCGGCGACCAGACGACGTCACCGGCTTCGGCGAGGCCCGCATCTGGTCGGAGACCACCCGGCTGGATCTACGCGTGACCGATGTCGCGAACCCACGCCCCGGCGACCGCATCGAGATCGACGGCGAGGCCTTCCTCATCCAGGGCGAGCCCGTCCGCGACCGCGAGCGGCTCGTCTGGACCGTGGACCTGCGCCCGGCATGAAGCTGACGCTTGACACTGAGGTGGGCAAGATTTGGTCCAGTGGACCAAATCTCCACCGAAGGCCCGATCTCGTTGCCGCAATGGCCGCGGAGGTAATGGCAGGCGAGAAAGCCGTCACCGCAGCGATGCGCGAGGCTGGCACCGGGCTGAAGTCCTCGTGGCGTTTGCAGATCACCGGCGCAGGGCTTGGGCGACGGCTCGCCAACTCGATCCGCAACCAGACCTTTCCTCGCGCGGGCGAAAGACTCGATGCGGCCGCGCTGGTCTGGTCCAAGGCCCCGGTCATCGTTGGCGCGCATGACACGGGGCCGCTGATCCGCTCGAAAGATGGGTTCTACCTTGCGATCCCGACCGAAGCAGCAGGTCGAGGCCTACGCGGTCGCCGCATCACGCCGGGCGAATGGAAACGTCGGCGCGGTCTGCGCCTGCGCTTTGTCTATCGCCGCCGAGGTCCGAGCCTGCTCGTCGCCGATCGTGCTCGTATCAATAAACGCGGTCAGGCGGTGGCATCGCGCTCGAAGACCGGCCGCAACCAGGTCACCGCCCCAATCTTCTTGCTGGTCCCGCAGGTCAAGCTGCCGAAGCGCCTGGACTTAGATCGCGATGCCGAGCGGGCGCTCGATGGCGTGCCGGGGTTGATCGTCGCGAACTGGGTGGAGGTGCGGACTTGATGCCGATTGGCTCTTCAGCCCAGCGTTGCGCGCACATTCGCCATTGGGATGAAGACGCGCTCGGGGTTTTGAGGGTCGCCGAGCGGCTGGAAGCCGAGTTCTTCGTAGAAGCTCCAGCGGCGTTTGAAGTGATCGTCCTTGAGCACATCGAGGACGATGGCTGCGGCTCCCATCTCCTCAGTTATTTGCAAACTGCGCCGCATGGCGTCGACAACAAGGGCGGTTCCGAGCCCTTTGCCTTGCATGTCTTCGCGCACGGCAACCGCACGGATGTAGATGACCGGGATGTCGGGCACACCGGCGCGCTGCCATTTCTTGGGCCCGAGATCCGCTCGGACGGCCATTGCGCCGAGAGTATAGAAGCCCAACACGGCAGGATCGTCGCCAGCTGTGGCAATCCATGCGGCGACCATTCCGGTCTTGATCTGGTCCGAGAGCGACGACTTCAGGAAGTTGTCGATGGGGCCAAAGCCACAAGAGAAGGCGCTGCGGTCATGCAGCGCCTTGTCGAACTTGGCGATTGTGAGGGCGGGCGTTTCCGCCCCCGTTCTGTCAGCGGTCTCAGTCGGCATCCTTCAGGAGGCCCTTCGACACTTCCGCGGCCCTTGCCAGACCGGGCACAACCTGTCCCGGTGCCTCTACAGCAGCCTTGAAAGCTTCAAACGCGTCGATGGGCAAAATGGAGAGAGACATGCGCTGTTCCACTTCATGCGCGCGCAGAAGGGCCGCCTGACGAATAAAGTCAGCTTCCTGCAGGCCAGTGGCAGCAGCTGCAGCCTTGATACGCTCTTCATCAGCACGATGCATGCGCAACTCTTTGCGCGCCTCCATCTTGCCCGGCGTAGGTGCGGTGGTTTCGATCGCAAACATAATCGGTCTCCTTCGCCGGTTTATGTACGGTATAACGCCGTACATGTCAATGATCATCATGGGGATGATCAGCATCGGCCTCACCGGAAAGATCATGTTCACCACGATGATCAACATGATGATGATCGCCTCGATCATCCCAAGAAAGCCCGAATAGCATAATGCCCACCCCCCGCGAAACCATCCTCACTGCGCTGCACGCGCGGCTCTCGACGCTGGCCGCTACCGCCCTGCGCGGTGAGGTGCTACCCGAGCGAGTCCCGGCCGAGGGCCTGCTGATCCTGCGGGACGGCGAGCCGGGGGAGCCCGAAGTGACGCTGTCGCCGCTCGCCTACCACTACCAGCACCGAGCCGAGATCGAGGCGGTGGTGCAGGGTGCCAACCGTGACGCCGCCTTCGACACGTTGACCATCAGCATCGGCACGGCGCTCGCAGCCGACCGCACGCTGGGCGGGCTCTGCGATTGGGTCGAGGCCGAAGCCCCGCGCCCGGTCGATCTGCCGGTCGAGGGCGCGGCGAGCCTGAAAGCGGCCGTCATCCCGGTCGTCCTGCACTATTCAACGGCCGACCCACTAAGCTGATCTCGACAATCCGAGGAGAATACGATGGCACGAGCCCAAGGGGCGCGGGCGCAGATGGCGCTTGCGTTCGAGACGACCTATGGAACGCCCCCGGCGGGCGGTTTCACGAAGATGCCCTTCGCCAGTACCTCACTGGGCGCGGAACAGCCTCTGCTGAACTCGGAGCTGCTGGGCTACGGTCGCGACCCGCTGGCCCCGATCAAGGACGCGGTGACGGCCGATGGCGATGTCGTCGTACCGCTTGACGCCGAGGCCTTCGGGTTCTGGTTGAAGGCGGCTTTTGGTGACCCGACCACGACCGGTACCGGCCCCTGGACACACGAGTTCCAGTCGGGTGCCTGGACGCTGCCGAGCCTCTCCATCGAGACCGGCATGCCCGAAGTGCCGCGCTATGCGATGTATTCCGGCTGCGCTCTCGACCAGATCAACTGGCAAATGCAGCGCTCGGGGTTGCTGACGGCGACCGCTCGTCTGGTGGCGCAGGGCGAGACCGTAGGCACGACGACCGGAGCCGGGACGCCGGCCGCGCTCGAACTGAAACGCTTCGGGCATTTCAACGGGTCGATCACCCGCAACGGCTCGGCCCTCGGCAATGTCGTCTCGGCTGACATCACCTATGCCAACAACCTCGACCGGATCGAGACGATCCGGAACGACGGTCGCATCGATGGCGCGGACCCGTCCATCGCCGCGCTGACCGGCTCCATCGAGGTCCGCTTCGCCGATAGCACGCTGGTGACGCAGGCGATCAATGGCGATCCCTGTGAACTTGAGTTCGGCTACGCGCTGCCCTCGGGCGAGAGCTTCACCTTCACGGTACACGCTGTCTACCTGCCGCGCCCGCGGATCGAGATTTCCGGTCCGCAGGGGGTGCAGGCCACCTTCGACTGGCAGGCGGCGCGGGACAGTGTGGTCGGCCGGATGTGCACCGCAACCCTGATCAACGACATAGAGGTGTATTGAGGATGCTGACGCTTGATCTGACAAACGCGCCGCGCTGGCATGACCTCGCTTCCGGCGTCAGGGTGCAGTTGCGCCCGCTGACCACCGCTCTGATGGTAGCGTCCCGCAGCGACCCGGCAGTCGAGGCCGTTCCCGAGGAGGCGTCCGACGAGGAGCGCGCCGTCGCCTTCGCCAAAGCGCTGGCGCGGCGGGCGTTGCTGGCCTGGGAGGGCATTGGCAACGCCGACGGCAACCCGGTCGACCCGAGCCCGGAGGCCATCGACGCATTGCTCGATGTCTGGCCGATCTTCGAGGCGTTCCAGCTGACCTACGTCTCCAAGGGCCTGCTGCTGGAGCAGGAAAAAAACGCCTCCGCGCCCTTGCCGAATGGTCCTTCGGCGGGGGCGACCGGTACTGCCAAGCGTGCCCGCAAGCCTGCCCAGACTGCCCGGCGCGGCTGAACCGGCCACTGACCCATGAGGGCTGGCAGGTCTGGGACCTGGTCGGCCGCATGGGCGGCCAGTTGCGGGCTGTGCCCGGCGCCGTGATCGGTTGGGACCTGACCGCGGCGCTTACGCTCGGCGACGCCCTCGGCGTGCCGCCAGCTGCCGCGGCAGAACTGCTGCCCGTCATCGAAGCGGTGATGGTCGCCAAGCTCAACGAACAGATGGAACGGTAGAATGGCCGAGAAGCGCGTTAGCGTCCGCCTCGCCGCGGTTGGCGGGCGACAGGTGCGCGCCGAGCTGGAAGGTGTCGGCGAAGCCGGTGCCCGAGGTTTCGGTCGGCTGAGCCGGGAGATGGAAGCGGCGAACACACGGCTCGCGGCCTTCTCGCGGCGGGTGCGTGTGGCTGCCGCTGCTGCCGTTGCGGCCGCGACCGCCGCTGGCGTGGCGATGATCCGCTCTGGACTACAGACGGTCGATGCGCAGGCCAAGCTAGCGCAGTCTCTGGGCACGACCGTCGCCTCGATCCAGACTCTCGAGCGCGCAGGCGAGCTGGCGGGCGTGTCCATGTCCGGCATCGAGCAGGCCACGAAGGATCTGACGCGCCGTCTCAGCCAGGCGGCCGCCGGGACGGGCCCGGCTGCTGACGCGCTCGACCGGTTGGGGCTTTCGGCGGGCGAGCTGATCGCCCTGCCGCTGGACCAACGCGTCGGCGCGATCAACGCGGCAATCGAGAGCTTCGTGCCCGCCGCAGAACGCGCCGCCGTGGCGGGCCAGCTCTTCGGCGAGGAAGGCTCCATCTCCATGTCGCGGATCGACACCGCGACACTGCGCCAGGCAACGGAGGATGTCCTCGCCTTCGGTGTCGTCGTCTCCGAACAAGATGCCGACCAGATCGAGCGGACGAACGATGCGATCTCCCGGCTTGGGCTGATCTGGCGGGGGCTGTCGAACCAGCTGGCGGTCGCCGCGGCCCCTGCGCTGGAAGCCGTGGCCGACACCATGGCGGCGATCGCCAGTCGCACCGGCCCGCTCGGCATCGCGATCCGCGGCCTCTTCGACAACATCGGCCGCCTGACCACCTACGCCGCGACCTTCGCCGCGTTCCTCGCGGGCCGATGGGTGGCTGGCATGGCAGTTGCAGCGCTCTC